GGTTCACATCTTTCTCAAGAGTATGATACCATCAGTAACGATATGGAGGTGCAAAGTCCATATCAAACAAATAGTGAGATCGATTATTCTCTCACAGGCACACTCAACCAAGGCTTAGGTTGGGCATCTTCATTTGAAGAGTCTCTAAACAGTGTGAGTCCTAAGGGCCAGTCTAGTGAATCTAGTTCTGATGCTACGGGCAGCTTAGAGCAATCGAATGAGGTATCTCTTACTGATAGTTCGCAAAACAATGCGCTATCACTTCTAGAAAATGAGGAAACTCAACTTTCTAAAGAAGTAAGAAGTACTCCAGAAATGGAGGGCGAAAACCAGGGAAGACCCGGCTGTAAATCCAGTACAGGTGACATTCCTAATACAGTGAATCTGATCGACAAGAGTAACGTCTTGTTGGACCAGGTGACTTTAATCAAGTCACGGTTTCCGCATAGAGGTAGTGCTGCTTCAATCCTTGATGTGGTGAGTGATACTCCCACCATTGAGGAGGCTATGCAGTCTCTAAAAGAAAGAGCTAATACAACAGACCGAAAACTAGTGTCTGTGCTCTTATTCTTGGATTCCAACAGAACTCTATCTGCAGAGTATATATCTGTTTGGAATATAGTGGTAGATATGTTTAGAACAGTGACTATATATGGTCACCAGAGTTCTTCCTCTACTCTTCGAACTCGTATGATACGTGTATGGATAAATTGGTCTATCTATGTATCAGAGCTGCCTTCTGAGAAGGTCTTAAATGGAGAAGTATTTGTCATCTCCAGATGGATGAAAGTTGTTAAGTATATCTTAGCAGCCTTCGCAGCTTGGGCTAAAGATTCTGAAATCTTGCCTAAGAGTCCTTTAACATCACCACATAATCCTAGTATGTTACTAGACCGGAAGTTCCGAGATTGGCTCATTAATGCGAAACAAATGAAGCTAGATTATTGGTATATGTCTCTTGTAGATTCCCTTGCCAGGGGAGTGAAAAAGGGAGCTGATCGCTCTACAGATATTGACTGTGTTGTCAACTGTATTGAAACTTTTAACCTATTCACTACGGCTAAGGAAAAGCCGATCTATCTGGATCTGTCAGTATCAGATATGGAGAGAGAAATTCAGAGGTCTGTTGATGAAATCATTTATGATTCTCAATTTGAACCTTCTTGGAATCATTGTCCAAGTTTCTCTTCATGCACAGAGAATAGCCTTCACAAAGGGGGGCATGTTAAAGTTGTGAAGAAGTTTATATCTAAGTATCCACGGGAAGCAAAAATTGTGCCAAAGTATGGCATGGCATATGAGCCATTTCCTGACAACCATTTTAATGATACTGGTTGCTCTGATCCTGTTTGCATTAAAGCATTACCCACGGTTGATGAAGATTGTCAACGTGCTATTGGTAGAATCGGAGAAATGAGGTCGGTAAAGTATGCTGAATGCAGCTTTAATCCTGAGAACCTCGGTACTGACTTAGATATTGAGGAGTTATGTAAACTCTGTCTCTCTGAAACTTCAGAAATTAGACCAATTGGCTTAAAGGAAGCCCTGAAGGTCAGAGGCATCACTACACCTTGTGCCTTAGAAACTTGGCTAATGAAGCCTCTTCAAAAGTTTCTAGCAAAGTGTTTACTGAAACACGCCGTATTCGCTGTAACGGGTACACCTCTTACTCATCGGCATTTGGAAGCCGTTTTTAAGTATTTACTTCAGAGTGAGGAAATTGTTTCAGGGGATTATGATAATGCAACTAACATGATGATTGGTTCATACACACGAAAATGTATAGAATCCATATGTGATAAGCTCCAACTTAGTGAAAATTATAGAGCTGTTGCAATCAGATCCTTATGTGATTGTGATGTTCACTATCAATATAAAGACGCAGATGGAAAGTCTCACGAAATGCGTGCTCCTCAAAAGGAGGCCCAACCTATGGGCAAGATACTTTCCTTCACAGTGCTGTGTATTATTAATTTTGCGGTATGTCGCAAAGCACTTGAATTAGATAGGAAATCCCAAATTCCTATCTCTCGCTTTCCCGGATTAATCAACGGTGATGACTGTTGCTTTCCTATCCAGTGTTTTCAGCATTGGGTTGGATGCTCAGCAATGGTCGGTCTTTTCAATTCTATTGGTAAGACCTTTCAATCACGTAAGTTTGTTGAAATGAATTCGCGGACCTTTCTACTCTCATCTAATAGAGTGGAGAATGGAATCATGTTTGATCTGAAATTCCAGGAAGTACCTTTCATTAATTTTGGTTTGATGAAAGGACTAGTAAGATCTAGTGGTTGCGAGAATATTGTTGATGAGAGACGAGACCTGACAGAGGCTGTCTCCCGAATGGGTTGGTGTCATTCAGAACTTATCAAAGGTTTTGAACCATTCCATTCCGAGCTTGATTATTTGTTTAAACATTATCATAACAAATATTTGCTCTCACCAATGTTACATGGTGTCCCGTATTATATTCCCTTTTGGCTAGGCGGATTAGGTTTATCCGTAGGCTTTGAGCCTGAAAAGCTTATTTCACCTGTACAACGACAGGTCTGTAGTTTATTACTGCAGAATTTTGAAAAGTTTAAACCCAAGTCAGTTTGTCTTGAAAAGACCTGTATGATCCATAAATTGGTGGATGACTGGGAAACTAAAATAGCTAAGGAAATCGGGGTTAGACCGATTGATGAATTCTCTATGCTTGAAACCGAAGATGGTTTACATAATTTATCTATTAAAGATGAGAATCAACGAGTCTATGCACAGGCAGTGGAGTACATCTGGCGTACTATGCCACTAAAACAATTCTTCCAAGAATTATCTGATGATTTTATTGAAGTTTCAAATAAGGTATCAATTAAGAAACTATGTCACAACCAGAGAATTTGGAAATCTCTTTATGGTTGGACCCAGTCGGTGGATTGCAGGGAATTACCCTGGTATCGGATCTGGCATCAGAAAAAGGAGAAGGCAATAGCCTTAATATCAGTAGATCCAGGAAGAGATAACTTCCTTAGAGCCTTGCAACTCAATCCATAATCGAGAATCGATCCGTTCACGGATGCTTCTTCGAGTTAATCTGACCAAGTCATGATACGTCGAGCGCACTGAACATTAGACAGAAGAGATCACTCTTATGGGTGGATATGATATTATTTGTTATCCCACAAAGCGTGGGTCCACAATGTGGAGGCTGGTGGTGTGCAAA